AAAGCACAACCTACACCTGATCAACTAATAGAACAAGAGACTAAAAGATCTAGATCTATTATTGAGGATAGCTTCGGAGCAAAAGATCCTATTTCAGAAGATCTTAGTAAAAAAATAGAACAACTAGAATCTCAAATAGCAAAGATAAAAGTATTTGATGAAGAATCTGTTAGTCAATCTACTACTGCAGCTGCAGCTTGGGGGGGACAACAAGATCCTTTGTTGAGTGCCTATTTGTTTAATGCAGGAAGTAGAGTTGCTAGTGGAGAAACTAAAACAAATGAAGAGATTTTACAAGATAAGAAAAAACTTCAAACTCAATTAACTGAACTTAAACAAAGTCAAGTAGCAATCAACTCTTTTAAAGCTGATTTACAGATTAAAAAAGTTACTACAGATTATCTTACTGAGTTAAAAGGACAAGGTAAAAAGTTTGGAGAGCAAGATGCAGCAGCTTTAGTACAGAAATCAAAAGAGATTACAGCAAACCAAAGACATTATACTAGGGGAGATGAATTGTATGACGATAATACATACAATACTTACATAAAAGAATTTCAAGGAAAGAATGATTTCTTTGACTGGAGACATACTGAAATGAGTTTAGGTAATGCAATAAACTCTGTTTACGAACAGATAAAGACTGCAAAAGGGCCTGAGAGAGAAGAGTTAGTAGGAGTTCTTGATCAACTAACCAAGTATAATAAAAAACACGAGAGTTCTAATAAGGATGCTTATGACCATTACTATGGAGGATCAAAACAGTACTATAAAGAAAAAACCCCTTGGAAAACATATTTAGGTAACCAAGTTGGAGGAGGGGTTACAGAAGGATTATATAATGCTTTAGGTACAATAACTAGTGCTTCTCAAGATTTATTAGGATACCACTCTGCTGCATTTGCTACAAGACAAAGTAAGGATAAGTATTTTTCAGCCGACATGCTTCAAGCAGACTTAGATGGAGATGGCCAAATTACAGAAAAAGATAAAGACATTAACGGGCAACATCAGTACATTGGAAAGAATGTTACCTACACAAAAAAAGATGGAAATATAGGTTTTATTGGGCAGTCTGTTTTAGGAGCTTCTGTAAGAACTCTTGCAGAAATGGGACCTACTCTTTTAGCAACACACGGACTAATGAAAGCAGGAGTAGGAATGAGGACTGCAACTTTTGCACCTGTTGCTTTAACTTCTACTATTCGTTCTTATGAAGAGAATCGTAAATGGTTTAAAGATAAAGGAACTGCAGCTTTAGTGAGTGGTATTCAAGGAATTATTGAAGGAGCAACTGAATCTATTGTTCCAGACATTAGTTACTTTATGGGTAACAAAGGATTAGGAACAAAGGCTTTGTCGGGTTTTAGCAGAAAATATTTTACAGCTCAGACTTTAGTTCCTGAGTTTACAACACTTTCTAAAGGAGCAAAGAACTTTTTATTAGGAACGGGTTATGCAGGACTAGCTTTAGGTAAACAAACTTTACAAGAAGGTTTTGAAGAAGAACTTTCAATGTTTGCTAACTATGTTTTAGATAAACAAATTAAAACGCAAGATGATGCTTATCTAAATACTGAAGGAAAACTAGGAAGACCTCAAGAGTTAGATGACAGTAGTGTAGGAGGATTCTTTAAATCAATAGCTCAGACTTTTGTAGAATCTGCAGCTGCTGGCTTACTTATGTCTGGTACTGCTATAGGAAGTTCTCGTACTCAGGATAGAAACTACATGCGATTTAACATTGCAAATAATCCTGAGCAGTTTAAAGCAGAGCTCAAGACTCAACTAGAAGAAAAGAAAATTACCCAAGATCAATACAATAAAGGAATCTTGGAAACAGGTCGCTTAGCTCAACTACAAGAACAAGCAACTAATACTATGATGAACTTAGTAGACTCAGAAAATCTACTACAAGATCACGATAAACAATATGAATATTTTTCTCAATTACTTACTAGAGATGATCTACTACAAAAAGTAGATTATAATTCTTTATCTGAAACAGAAAAAGAAGAGTATGTTAAGAAAGTAGAGAGTGTAGAGAAAGATATAGATAAGTTTGAGAATTCAGCAAGACAGTATGCAAATATGCCTAAAGAACAAAAAGAAGGCATTCTTGCTAAGATGGTTCAAAAAAATCTTGAAAGTGTAAAGACCACAAATAATCCTGCAGTTCTTGCTAAAAACTTAGAAGCTATTGATGATGCTATTCAGATAGGAGAGAAGACTGGTAAAGGCTCTCAAGTAATGCTTTTAGGCAGACAACAAATAAGAGAAGCTTTAATAGGACAGATACAGAGACTTCAGACTGTAGAAGATAATGATAATACTGTATTTGAGAATCAATTATTAAATAGCCCTATAGAATCTTCTGGAGAATCTATGCAGATTAGTAACGGAGTACGACTTGCAGCTTTAGTAATGCAAAACTCTAATCTTATTAGGTCTGAAGTTCAAACTCAACTTTTAGATAAAATTAAAGTTGCTTCAGAGACTGCTCAAAGTAGAATGCAAAATCTATCCAGAAGAGAACAAAAGAAAATTGCAGCAAGAGAACTTGCACGAGTAGAACTTATTCATCCAGGAACAGCATTTAATGCAGACGCATTAGAGCTTCTTTTTAAGTTAGATTTAACTCCTGAAGAACATTCAGATGTAGTAAGAGATGCTTCTGTTATAACTGCTAGAGAAAAAGAAAAGATTCAAGATGAAGATATCTTCCAACCTACAGAGAAAGACACTGTAATTGATTCTTTAATCAAGTCTTTTGAGTCTCAGCCTTTAGAAGTTCAAGTAGAGAACGAACAAGGTAACTTAGAGACAGTAAGAAACGAAGAAAGAAAGACTAGGGAGATGAGAGCAATCTTTGCTATTCCCAGATCTAAATCTAAAGAACAAGCTAAGAATAGAATTAAATCTATTTTTAAAGCTATGGGATATAGTGCAGAGGATATTAACAAAGCACTAGAAGATCTTAACCAAGTGTTTGATAATCAAGAGGTTACAAATCCTGGTGACATTTATACTTCATATTTAAGATTCTTAAATCCTACTTTACTTAAAGGTTTACCTGATAAGGTTGTTCCACAAGAAGACATTCTAGCAGAAGAAGCTCCTACAGAAGTAGCAGCAACTCCTACAGAAGTAACTCCCGTTGTTGAAGTTACTCCTTCTACCTTAGAAGAAGATGAACTGTTTGGAACTAACGAAGAGATTGATGCAGCAAGAGAAAAGAAACTAGAGATTCCTGAAGTAGATCCAGCTGACCAAGTTGTAGAAGTTACAGTAGAAGCACCCGTAGTAGAAGATGAGTTTGATGGCTTAGAGGTAGTTCCTGTAAATACAATAGAGTCTTCTGACTTAGTAGCAACTACTCCTACTTTCTCTACAAGTAGTAACTCTGCAGTACAGGGTTCTATCATGAAGACTATAAGCAATTCTGTAGAGTCCTTTAACTTAAAGTTGGTAGATATGTTTTCTTTCATTAGAGAGACTTTAGGAGAGTCATCTATATCTACTCTAGAGAACATCTATAATAACGTAACAGAGGCGCTTAAAACAAACAACCTAGAAGCTATTGCTAGACTTAAAGAAGACTACTTAGCTGTATTCAGTGGTAGTACATTTGCTAATGAGCAGTTAGAGTATATCTGGAAAGAACAGTATATAAAAGGAAAACCTGATGCTTCTATTCCTTTTCAAGACTTAGCTTATGTTACCAACGGACAGTTTGCTATAGCATATCAAGGAGATGAGGTAATTGTTACTGGAGTAAATAAGCAAACAGGAGAGATGTTTACTTATAATGCCACTGTAACAGGTAAAGTAAACGAATCAAATCAGATTGAAGTTAAGACTCGTAATGGTAAAATAGTTTATATTAAAAAGAGTAACCTTCAAACTATTGCTTTTAGGCCGATTAATGTAAGAACAACCTTCAACCAAATTAACTCTGTAATGATTACAGCAGTAGATAGAACTAGTGGAGAGATTGCTAAGTTTAATTCTAACGGAGAAAGAGATGCTCAAGGAGATACTCAGTTAAATGTGTTTGCTCCTAGAGAAAACGATACCATGAAAGAAGTAAGAAAGAATCTTGCTTCAGGTCAACCTATCTCTCACACTCTTCCTATTCATACAGGAGCTAGAATAAACAATAGTGCTGCTTATAAAAAAGGAAAGAACTCTGTTTACTTAACTGCTTCAGTTGCAGGCATAGATACTAGTATTCAAACAGTAGAGCCTGAGATAGAAACTCCTGCTCAACCTCTACCTATTTCAGAAGAGGTTGTTAAAGAAACAGAAGCAAAAATAAAAAGAAGAGACTTATTTGATGGTGTAGGAGAATTTTCTAGGATACTAGGAAATAGTGGAGTAGATTCAGTTCCAGTATCACACTCTGAAAACAATGGTATAGAATTAGTTCAGTATGCAAATCCAAAAACTGGATCTGTAGACGTTATTGTAACTGGAACTTCAGAAAATGACTTTGTTGGTTTCTATCGTATTTACGAGAACGGAAAGCCAACAAACAAGTGGAGTTCAAAGTTTGAAAACCAGTCTAGGAATAAGGAAAACTTCAAGACAATGATCAGTGGCGTACAGTCAATGCTACCAAGTGATCATGAATATACAGAAAAAACAAGCATCTCTACCGATGGTTTAAGAGTTTGGAACCAACAACTTGATAGAGGTTACGAGTTACAGTATGACGAAAATGGAAAATTAAAAACAAACTTAGTAGCCATTAATGGGGATGCTATTCAAAATGAATTAGGTATACCTGTAAACAAGGGCAATTTTGAAAATATAAAAGTAAAAACAGAAGAAGAGTTTGAAATATCAAAGAAAGCTTTGTTGCCTTATCTAGAAAAACTAGGGTTGAATGAAAGCAATATTTATTATAACTCTGGTACTATTAAAATTGATTTGCCTATATTAAAAAAATCTTTACCTACTCAAGCTACTGCTACTACAGCACCTTCAGTTGATATAAGTAAAGAAGTTATACTTAGTGGTTTAAGGGGGGGATTTAAAGCAGTGTCATACTCATCATTTGATATACGAAGTGATGAGAATGTAATCAATCAAATAGAAAGAAACAAGTCATTTTCAACTACTATAGAAAGAAAGGGCAAAAAATACGTATTAGTAGGGTTACGTATAATTCAAGATGTAGGCGCTACAACTTTAGGTAGGGATGGTTACTCATTTGCTATGATAGAAGACAATGGAAGTTTACCCAGTAACATTGTAGACCTTCTTAAGGAACAAGCTATAAACAATGTTTCAAACATATATCCAAACATTGATGCTGTTGAATCTTCTTTCGAGCCAATAAAAGTACCTGTTCAATTAGTTGCTTTAGAACAACCAGCATTTGAACCAGAAGTAACTACTAACTTAAGTAAAGATGAGTTAGCTATTCTTTCTTTTGATGTTAGTTCTATTGAAGGACTTGAGGGAGCTACTGAGTCTTTAGACCAGAATACTAGCAAAGAGATAGATGATGCAGGTAGCTGTAAGATTAATTAATAAGAGTTAAAAGTAGTATAAATACTAAACTAAAGTATATTTGTAAAGATGGCAAAAATAATCTGCCCTACCAGGGAAAATAAAGACTTTTCAAACTTAAGCAATGCTATAGGTAGTGATGCCTTAGCAAGATATGTATGGCTTCAACACGGTAATCTTCCTTTAAATGTAACGGAGGATTCTGAAGGAAACATTGTTCCTAATGAAACCTACAAAAGAATATTAAATGAAGTTGCAGACGGTAACGAAAATCTTGCCTTAGATACTACTTCTTTGATGTACTACCCTAGTTTTAAAGAAAAGTATGCTGAAGAAGATCCTGCTTTTATTGTAGACTACATTAAACAAGAAGCACAGGACAAACAAGAGAAGGCAGCTAGAAGACAAGCTCAAGTTGAAGAAGAGAAGATTATTCCTGGAACAAAGACTCTTTACATTCAATCACCTGAAGGAGATGTTGTATATACTCAAGAAGAAGGAAAAGAAATCTTTGACAGTTTAGAGTACTTAGCGTCTACTAAAAAAGGTTGGAAGGGTGTAGTCGAATCATTGAAAGAAAGAGTCACAGACATTCAAACAAAGATTAAGAATGGTGCAAGCGATCCTGAAGTAACTGTTACTCCTCAAGAACTTTTAATCGGTAAGAACTTAGTCAACCTTCTTAAGCATTGGCCTCAAGTAAAAGCTTGGTATCTCAGTCAAGATACAAACTTTGGCTTAGAGTTACTTGAAGATGAAGTAGATCAAGAGACAGGAGGAAGTGTATACAATAAGAATGCACATGAACGCAGTCAGATGGATTTAGCATCTGCTGAAGTTATTAAATTAGTACAATCTCTTCCTAGGTATAATAAACTTACTACACAAGATCGTAAGGATGTTAAAGAAGGCAAGAAGAGTATTACGGACTTTCAAGTAATCAGTAACCTAACAGGCTTTCCCGTAGTCGGAACTTTCTCTACTAACTGGAATGTACTTACTTCTAGTTTGTCTGGTATTACTAAGTATGATAAAATCTTACAAGAGTTAGAAGTAGTTGCTCAAGAGTATCCTCAGTTTAGAGACTTAGCTAACATGCTTCCTAAGGAAGACATACAGGATGCAGACCTAAAGACTGCAAACTTTGTAGCTTCTTTTGTACAGACTGTATCTCTACCTGAAATAGGCGCCTATCAATTGTCTATTGGAAAAAGAAATGTAGGTAAAGAAGTTAAGTTAACCTCTAAAGTATTTAAGTTAGGCACTAGAACAGTAGACAATCTAATTCGTTACTTTGACGAAGACTACTTTAAGTCTAATCCTAGCTACGGTATTTTAAACGATGAAGGAAAGACTGTTTTAAACATTCCTAAACTATTAGCAGACTTCAGAGGTATTACAGATATTCGTAGATTCTTCGCAGACAAAAATAATATAGACTCCCCAGAAGGAAGAAAGCTTCTTCAAGGCATCCACAAGTTCTACAATGCATTAGGTATAATTCCTAGTAATGCTCTTTACCAAAAAGACAAGAAAGCTTTGTATGACTTCTTAGCTGATACTACGTTTGAAGTAAGAGAACTATATGATAAGTTAGAAGCTAGTATCGATGATAAAACAGTTACTCAACCACTACAGTTTTTAGCTAGACCCCAAGGTTCAGGCAAACAACTTGGTCCTAAGTTTGATATTGTAAATAAGATTGTAGGTTACTATGGTAAGTTTGAGAGAGAGTTTGCTTCAGGTTCTTACTATAACCCTGAGGATAAACTACAATACAATCGTGTACAATACTTTTATCTTACTCAAGTAACTAACGCACTTAATAGTGTAAACAGTTATAACGAGTTAATTAGTAAGCCTGAGTTTGCTCATTTAGACTTTAGATTAAATCCTAATATTCTTGGTTCTGTATGGATGGAAAGAATGTTTGGTGTTAGTCTTAAGGGTAAAACTATTGGACAACTTAAGAAAGAACTAGACGGAGGTAAAGAGTTTCCTAGACTTAAAACTAAGTTTAGTAAAGAGCCCTTTAAGATCGACATAGTAAACTATTCTGGTTTAAGCATTGATGCTGACGTAAAGAAAGGTGTTACTACTACAGAACTTACAGCAGAAGATAAGATTACACAAGACTTTATTTCTTTCTTTGCTGGAGGAGTAGTAGAAAACATTCGTTTTGGTGACAAAGGAACTTCTTACGCTACCGTTACTTCAGGTAAGATAGAAGAGAGAATGTATATTCCTTTGAATAGCGAGATCATGGGTATGCCAGAAAAGCCTACCTCTGTAGTGGAACAAGCACTTGTAGCACAGTTTAAAGATTATCTTACCTCTGAAGTATATCGTATTCTTGCTATCAATAAGGATACAAAGAAACACACCTACAATAAGAATGGAAGACAGTTGTTTTTATTTAAAGACATGCTTCCAAAAGAAGACTATGATGCTTTGACTAGTGAAGATGATGCAGTAGTAAAAGAAGCCTATGGTAGAGTCGTTAATCAACTTCCTACTTATCTAGGTAATTATTTTGCAGAACAGACTAAGGCTTATAAAAGTCGTTTATCAGATTCTGTTCTTGGAGATACTTCTGCTATTATGTCTTCGATTACAGAAGAACAAAGAGAGGAGCAATTAGTAAATTCTATTAATGCATTAGGATTTATGGACCCTGCTTTAAGTAAAGTAGGATTAAATAAAAACAATCTAGATTACGTTATTGCAAACTACTTAAAGAACGACTTTATTCATAAGGCAGAGTTCATGAAAGTGTTTGTAGGAGACATTGCTAACTTCCAAGTTAAAGGTGACTTCCGTGAGGTCTTCAAGCGTATTCCTCTTACCTCTTCTCCTGGATTTGTTTTCCAAGACAATCCAGTAGTAATGGCTCACTTAAACAACAGTAGTGGTACTAACGGACTATACAAAGCCCTTAGAGGTGGTGGAAGAAAGTTTGGTAAGACTGTAAGAACTGTAGTATTTAATGACGTTAATACTTTTTCTAAAGAAGATTGGCCTACGTATAGAGCTGCTTTAGGACTTCCTGATACTATGGAGTATCAAGAGTATGTAAACTCTCCTAAGGAAGCAGATGCACAAGGTTTAGTTAGTTTAGATTTTTATCGTAACTATCTTATTGGTCTAGGACAATGGTCTCAGGAGCAAGAAAATGCCTACTTAAACGAAATAGAAATCTTCAAGATTCTTAACAAGAAAGAAAAGACAGAAGAGGACTATGCTAAGATGCAAGAGTTGAAAGCTTCTATGAACTACGTAGGTTTCCCTCCACTTAAGTTGGGACACTATGGACCTATTGTAGAAGATCCTAAGCTTACAGCTTTACATAAGTATTCATTAGCTCCTATGATTCCTTCTATGATTGCAGGAACACAGTTAGAAGAATTGAACAAACAAATGATAGCTAAGCAAATTGACTATGCTACATTTAACTCAGGTTCTAAAGCTTCTAACTACGGAGATGCTCTAGACTTTTATGTTCCAGACGTAAACAATCAAGGAACTCTTAAAGTAAATCCAAGTATTAAAGGGAACAACGTTACTACTCTTCACTTAACTAACCTTAAGCAACAACAGTATATTGCTCCTAAATTTAAGAACGAAGCTACTTTAGCTACTCAGATGGTCAAACTTATCTTTGGAGATTTTTTTGCTCAAGGTAAATTAACTGACTTAAATGCGAGTACTGCAAAAACTATCTCTGATCTTTACAAAGACTATACAAATGTATTAGGAAATATTATTGGAGCAGAAGAAATTAATCTATTTAACAAACTAGGAATAAGCAAAGATGCTCAAGGTAACATTGTAGGCTTTGACAACAAGAAGTTCTATAACTTCCTAAAAGGAGAGTTAGAAAAGAGAGATACAAGTGCTTCTCTTAAAAGGTATATTCAATTAGATGAAGCTGGTAACATCAAGTATCCACTAGATGCTACCAAGAACAGAGCAGAGATTGAAAACATCTTACTCTCTATTATTAATAATAAAGTTATCTCTCAGAAACTCCACGGGGAGTCTTATGTACAGATGGCTTCTACAGCTCAAGGCAATACAAGATTCACTAAACCTACTGAAGAACAAATTAAGAAGTACGGTATTAACGGATTAAGATTCTACCGTAAGGGACCTGATGGTACAGAACCTGCAGATGTTAAAATTGCATTCAATCCTAAGAAGCATGCAGGTTTACTTAATCTTACATTTAGAGGTAAGAAGATCGGAACTATAGATAACCTAAACAAGATCCTTAAATCTAATAACCAAGAAGCTATTGATTGGGTAAACCAACACACTAAAAAACTTAGCTTAGTAGGTGTACGTATTCCTGTACAAGGACTAAACTCTATGGAGTACTTTAGAGTAAGAGAGTTCTTACCTACTAGTGCAGGTCCTGTAATTGTAGTTCCTTCTCAAATCGTAGTTAAGTCGGGTTCTGACTTTGACATAGATAAGTTGACTATGTTTGAACCTAAGTTAGATGCTAACGGAGAGATAGTAGGAGATGGAGGATTTGATTTAGGAAAGTACAGAGAGAGCCTTCCTAGCCAGAAAGAGGCTATGAGGATGCTTAAGACTCTTATTGAAGCTAAGCAAGCTTTATCAGAAGTTCTAGCAGTAACTCCTGTTTATGTAAACAAAAAACAATTAGAGAAAGAAATCCAAGAGTTAACCGAGTCTATCTCTTCGACAGAAGAAGAGATTGGTAAATTCTCTAACAAAAAAATGAACCTAGAAGAACTTCAGGCACTTATGTCTGAGGGATCTAGCGAGAAAGAAAACTTAATTAAAGCTAAGATAGAAGAAGCAAAAGCACTTGCTAAATCAGGTGATCTAGCTGCATCTCTTCCAGTACTTAAAGCACTTAAGTCTGAAATCAAAAACTACGTAGAATCAGTTAATGGAGTAAGAAACTTTAAACAGGCTAACGTTAATAAGTTGATTGACATCTTTACCTCTGTTCTTTCTATGAAGGAGAACTACGATAAGCTAGTTCTTCCTAATACCAACACTGTATTGACAGAGATCTCTGATAAGCTAAATGCTAATCCTATTACTTCTACTGAACTATTTAGTCCTTTGACATCTAACCGTGTATACGGAGACAATATCGAGTCTAAGAAGGCTTTAGGAATTGATGCTAAGCTTAACACTATGCAGAAAGAGTTTCAGATTGCAGGTCTTGTTTACACAAACGAACTCTCTTTTATGTATCCTTTTTCTGCAAATAAAGTAGGCGAAGGAATTAGTTTAGGTGAAAAAACTCTTACAGACGGAACTTCTATTTCTCGTGTAATCAGTGAAGCTATTAATGGTCACGTAGATATTGCAAAAGAAGATTGGATTATCTTGTTAGGATTAGATAAAGCTAAGACTCCTTTATTTCATGCTATGATTCTTGCAGGTACCCCTGTAAAGACTGCCTTAGATTTCTTGAATAAACCTGTAGTAAAGTATGTTCTTAAAGAATCTACTAGAGGTCCTTTGTTTCAACAGTTAGGCGGCAGAAGAGGAAGACGTACTGATTTAACTTTTAATGATATTCTACTAGATACTTTTTACGAATTAGATTCCTCAGAAGAAACCTATAGTATAATTCAAGGTTCCATTGTATATAATAATAGTGATAATATTAAAATTAAGGAAAGTATTTTAAACATAAGATCTTCGGTAGGCTCAATCGAGAACAAAGAAGTTGCTGATAAAGTAAAAGATCTAGTTGATCTTTATATGATTAAACAACTACAAGGTTCTATTCAGCAATTGACTAGTCTTGTAGATTACAATACAAAAAGATTCCAGAACTCCTACCAAGTAAAAGCGGATAAGATTACTTTAGGTAAGATTTATTCTAGTTTTAATAGTGAAGGTTTAAACAAACTAATTAATAAATCTGCTTTATCTAAGTTTAATCAATCTAATAGTATTGAGTCTTTGATGCCTCAAATATTTGATGTATCTAATCATCCTAGTGTGCTTGATGCTATTACAATTTATTCTAACAGGGCTAGGTTGTTTGTTGAAGAAGACTTAGTAAAAGCTTCTAGAAAAGTTAAAGACAATTACTTAGTTGCTATGGTACAACTCTTTGGGGTTGATAACACAGGAACCAAGTTACAAGATAAGTTCTTCTCTAAAGCAGGATTACTTACTAAGAGCAATCCTAATAACTTAGCTAAGCGTATTGCAGACATCCAAGAGAAGTATAGTGACTTATCTAAGAATCAAGTTTTAGCAAACCTTTACACAGCTGAGACTAACTCTGATAATGTTATTTTCAAACTTAGGAATGCAAACCTAGATAGTTACTTGATTGGAGAGTATGAGAAAGCATTTATTACAGGACTTAATGACGTACGTCCAGACGTACGTGAAGTATTCCAGAATCTTGGCTTAGGAACATTCCTTCAGTTTGGATTTGCTAAAAACTCTTACGGTCTATCTCAAATAATTCCTTATGAGACTTATGTAACTCACACAACTCAAGCAGTAGCTAGACTTAAAGAAGGATTACAGGATGAACAGTTTTCAAAGTCTATCTCTAGGTACATAGGATTAATGACTTACTTCAATGATAGTAAGAATGTTCCTACGTTGGTTTTAAATTCTAAAGTAGCCAACGATGCTTACAATGCAGACTATTTAGTTACTGTAGGAAGAGATGCTGATACCCTAGACAGTGCGCTTAGAGATATTGCTAACTTTAAAAGTAAATCTTATACTAACTTTGAGAACATTAAATCTAAAGGTAAGTTTAGAGGTCTTCCTATAGAGTTAGTAGATGTTATCCCTACTAAGAAGACTACTCCTGTAGCTATGAGAAATAGAGAGGGTACTATTCTTATTGATGAGAAAGCGTTCATCCAGAAGTTTAATGATAAAGCTTGGACTGAGCCTGTTAAACAATCAGATGATAGTTTTGCTACTCCATTAGCTTTAGATGAATTTCAATCAATAGAAGAGTTCTTGACGTTTGCTCTTATTCATGAAACAAAGCATAACACAGTCAAGAGAGTAGACGGAGAGACTGTTGGGCAATACGAAGACAGAGTTAATCAAGCTGCTTTACAAGACTTACGTTATAGTTACCGTAAAGGTCAAGCAATTACAGCAGTTCCTTTTCAACCACTAAACGTACCTACTCAACCGTCTACTAGCGTTAATAAATTTGATAAGAAAAATTTATTTACTGTAACTCCTATAAAAACTGCTGATAAAAAAGCAATTATTAAAGCAAGTATTGCTACTCAATATATAGGATTTGGTGAAGGTATCCAGGGAAGTTCGACAGAATTATACAGACAACAGGTATTACAACAAACTTTTAAACAAATTCCTAAAGTAGGAGATGTTGTTACAATGACATTTGAAATAGACTATAAAGATGTTGAAGTAGCAGCTAAAATAACTGCTTTAAAAATTAATCTAGAAGAGTCTATAAGTAATAAAGGTTTTGCAGTCGATTTAGAAAACATCAAAACAGGTAAAAAATATGAAGTATATGTAGATACAGACGGTTCTATTTCACAGTTTGTAGGTAAAAAAGGATTAAAAATAGGAACTGATAACTATATAAAAGAGTTTAATATTGATGCTCAAGAGAACAATATTGTAAATTCAGGTAACTACTCAGCTGATGATGTTATATTTGTATCTGTTCCAGGTAGAAGAGGTACTGAATTACAACAAAAAACTCAACAAGATAGAACTATTAAAGAAGCTGTTAAAGCTGTGGAAGCTGGAGCTACTATTCTTACTGATAATAAATCTTATATAGACTCCAATAAATATAATACAGGGGAACAAAGACTTTATAAAAATATGGAGTCTAAAGGTTATAGCTACTCTGAAATTACAATTGATGGTCAATTAATCGGTACTTGGAGTAAATCTACTCAACCATCTACTGGTGTTAAGGAAGAAGTAGCTGAAACACAAGTAGCAATCCAACAGAACTTTAACTTAAAGGAGGGATCTAAGGTACAAGTAAATACGAGTGATACTTCTTTTGAAGTAGAGTTAAAGACCTTTAGACAGAGAGATAATGTAGTAGAACTTTCTTATGTTAATTCTTTTGGTGTACAGATAGGATATCGGGGAAAAGTTAGAAGTGGTACTTTATATCCTACAGAAATTTTTAATCAAAGAAAAGGATGGAGTAAGCTAAGTACAGCTAGTTATGTTGATATTCAATTATCTAATATGCCTTCTTCTCAAGATACTAATCAAACTATAACAGATCCATTTAAATGTTAAACACATGGCAAGTTGCGACTTAAAAACAACAAACAGAGAATACATGATATCTACGGGAGCCTTAGAACAAGGTTCTCGTAAGATAAAAAACGAAGGTCTCTTTGATGTAAAGAATGCAGAGATTAGAGATGCTGCTAATCAACGTTACAATCTAAACACTCAAGAACTTCCTTTCAGTAAAACAGAAAGAACTATTTCCAGAAGTGAGTATCTTAAAAGAGGGTCTGACTATTTTGTAGAATGGAACTTTAATGATAAGTTCTTTGATGAAGTAACTCCCACAGTAGAGTTTTATAAGTCTATGGAAGAAAATGAAATAGAAGATGAGATCATACCTACTTATGATCAGTTGCAGATTCCATTCGAAGAGTTAATAGATGAAGATGTGATTGTTAAAGACAGTCCTACTAGATCTACTTTTCCTTTTGAAGCTGAAGACTATCTGGAAGATGTTAAGCCAGAAACTAAAGCTAATTTAAATAAACTCCAATTCAAAGAACAACAGTGTGGTCTTTGATTATATTTGTATATATTCTAACTTAAGATAAAATAATGTCCTGTAAAGCAACTATAAAATCTCCTATTACTGGTAAGACAGTTATGTCTACTACTTACTTTCAGTTAACTAATGTGTTTGACAAAGAGAAGGCTGTAGATATTTATAACAGTATGTATACTCCAGCATTCCAAGACTTACTTGGGTTTGATTGGACTACAAACAAACAGTATAGAGAAGAGCTTAACTTAAACGGAGAGCCTAAGATTGAGTACCTTAACAAGATACTTAATTTGGAAATGTCTGATTATCAGATAGATGCGATCAACTCTCAAGAGGATATCTTGACTCAGTTAGATCCTATGCAGAACTTTCCTAGCTACGAAGAAGCTCAAGTTGTTGCAGCTCAATTTAACTTAAACCCAAGATACAAGAATGTATCTGCAGAAGTAATAAGAACAGATGATGGTTTCAGAGTAGCAGTAGGTGTTTACAGTATAGCTAGACCAGAAACTAAAGAAACTTTAAGTGCTCTTAACTTTGGAGAGATTATCTCTCAGTTCTTTCCTAGTAGCGATACTAATTGGAATGATGTAGTATCAGGATTACTTACTAGCGATCGTATCTCCGATACTCAAAAGACTATCTTATCTAAATTACAAGAATTACAAAACATCAACCCTAGTGTTAAGCTAGTAGTGTTCGATGATACAGACTCTATGGATGCAGGTCAAGTAGCATTCTATGACAATAACTCACGTACGATCTACATAGGTAAGACTGTAAGTGAGAGTATGGATGATTCTAAGCTTATTAGAGACATTATCCACGAGTCTATGCATGCTTACACCATTAAGGCTTTGAATGAACCTGTAACAGATCAGGAGAAGGCATTTAAGGCAGAGATGGAAAAGGCTTACAACTCTTACTTGAAGAAGTTTCCTAACCTAGTTGTTAACTACGGATTTAACAACGTAGAAGAGTTTGTAAGTGAGGTAGTATCCAACCCAGATTTTAGAGCAGCTTTAATCACACAGCAAGAGTCTCTTAAAGAAGATAAGAACTTCTTAAGAAACATGATAGAGAAGATTACAAACTTCTTAAAGGGTTTGTATACTGACGTTCCTAACTTAGAGGAGATTGATTCTACCATCAATAATTATCTAGATCACTTAGTTGAGACTAGAGATATGCCTGTTACTCAGGGAGAATATGACTTAAGATTCAGAAATGAAAAGTTTAATCCCAACGGAGTTACAGACTTAGAAAGATTCCCAGAGTTACAGAAGTTTGTAAACTTCATCAATAAGAACTCTTCTACAAAGATGTGGGGACAGATTACACAATCCCTTAAAGAGATTGACTCTTCTCTTAGAAACACTGGTAGATTACAAGAACGTTTCACTAGTATTAATGCTACTAACGCTAAAGATATCTTAGCTAATACTATTAGTTATTTAAATTCAGCTTTATCTACTCTTTCAACTGTACAGAATCAACTAGAACTTTACAAGAAGAACGCTTCTGAGTTTGAAGACTTTGCAATCATTAAGACTTTTAACTACGCTAAGAACTTAAGTGGAGTAATCAAAGACCAGCTTAATGAGTTTGAAAAAGAGTTTAACTCTATCTTTAACGTAGCGGATATAACAGACATGCAAGAGAAAGCTAGCACTATTGAGGCTTTTGAAATGTCTGTACCTAACTACGAAGAAGTAGTTAGAGAGATTTTAAGCAGTATAGAAGGTACTCGTAAGTTAGCGGACTCTATTGACAGTAACTATAACAACGCAGTAATTGCTCCTATTGCTAGAGAGTTGTCTAGTTCTTTTGGAGAGAGTGCAACAATTGAAGGTAAGAAAAGAGTACAAGAACAACTTGCAGCATTAGTTGCAGCTAAAGCCAAAGCAGACTCTACTGGTAAAACAGCTTTATCTAAAGTTTTAGCTAGAGAGATTGAAGACTTACGACAGTTAGAGAAGTTTATTCCTACAGCTAAGAACATTGAAGAGCTTCTTAAAAACGATAAGAAGAACGGAAGAGAGACTAGTTTGTTAGGTATGTGGATTAACAATGCAGTTCAAGGTAAGAATCCTACTGTCCAAATTGTTAAACAGTTTATTGATAAGGCTACTGCAGAAGCTCAGGTAAACTCTGGTAAGTTTAGTAAGCGTGCTCAAGATATCTTTGATAGACTACGTGCCCTTAGAGGTAAGTTAGCTACTGAGGTAATGACTTACCAAACCTTATATAAAGGTTTTACTAGAGAGGTAGAAGTTTTACATAAACAACCAGATGGTTCTTTCAAGAAAGTAAAGCAAGCAATCTTAAACACTAAGTTAAAAGAAGAGGAGTTCCAGAATGATCTTAAGATTCTTTTACAAAGAGAAGACGATGCTTTAAAGACAGGTAACCAATCTGCTATAGACTCTACCAAAGAAGCTACTAATAAGTTCTTAGAAGAGTATGCTATGCGTCCTTACACAGACGAATACTATAAGATTCAAGGCTTACTTACAGAAGAAGCTAAGCAAGCAAGAGAAGAGATCTTATCAGAGATTAGTTTCTTATCAGAAGATCCTAATCCTGAGGAAGGAACTAAAGACGAGATCAAAAGACTCTTAACTGAGTTTAATCGCTTAGGTTCTCTTTACTATTCTAATGGAGATGAGAAGCCAGCAGGAAGTAAAGAAAGAAGAATAGCTGAATCTATTATGGCTTGGAAGAAGGAAAGAAACAATCGAGATGTTTTAACCTACGACAACCTAACTAAGAGAAAACAGTGGCAGATCCAAAAGAATGAGATAGATGAACAGTACTCTAAAATTTTAAAAAGAAAGAATGCTTCAGATATTTCTATGTCTATGGCAGGATTTGCAGAAGTGGCAGACGAGAATCTGGCAGAACAGAATGAAAATATCACTAAAGAGTTTGAAGAAGCTAAGAAAGTAAGAGATCAGTGGTACGAGGAGAATACAAAAACAGAAATTGCACCTGAGTTCTATCGACAACAACAAGCTATCACTGATTCGATTAATGCTATTCTTAGTAGGTATCCTACTTTTGATGCACAAGATCTTACTGATGCTTACCAAAGATTAAACAATGCAGTATTAGGCTTTAGAGATAACGATGGAGCTATCCAAGGTAATGACGTTGTTAACGCTGGTAACTTGTTTCAGACTGTAAAAGAAATAGAAGAAGAGATAGAAACCATTAAGAAAAATAGTCAGGCTAGGGAAGTAAGCAAAGATGACCAAGAAGAGTTGGCTAGACTGTATAAGATGCTTAATGCTTTGCAGGGTAGAAAAGAAACTCAATACTATAAAGACAAAGTATCAGAAGTACAGGCAAGTATCAGAACAGAGTTAGCTCAGGATGAAGAGTTCATGAAGGACTTGGATGAAAAAGCTAAAGCTAGAAGAGATTCTTACATTGCAGCACAGTTAATGAATACTTTTACAACAGTAGAAGATGTTAAACAAGCAATGATTGAGGAAGAGATAGAAGATAGGTTTAGAGCAACTCAATGGTATAAGGACAATCACATCGTTACAGAAGAAACTAGAATCGTAAACGGAGATACAGTAACAACTACAAAAGAAAGACCTTCTTATATTTGGACTCAGGTAGTACCTAAAGATCCTAGAAATATTATAGAAGAATCTCCTTCTTTTCAGTGGGCTATTCCTGTAATTGATGAGACTTTCAAGAATAAAGATTATCGTTTTACTACAGAACCTAGACCTAGAGAAACTCAAGATGGTAAATACTCTAACCCAGAGTATTCTAGCTTACCTGCACAAGAGAAAGCTATCTTAGATGATATTATTGCTTTACATGAAGACGTACAGAAAGAGTTGCCTAAGAGTCAACGTGTAGGGTATGCTATTGTAAACGAAAACAAGACAGCATTTGAAACTTTATCTACTGCTTTAAGAAAGCCTCTAGATACATTCTCAGGAATCTATGAGTTGTTTAAGTTAACATTTGCACCTAACATAGGATCTGCTGAGTACGAAAGATTAGATGACTCAGAAGTAGAGGTTATTAGTGGAAGAAAGGTACAATTGATTCGTAGTCGTTATAAGACTCCTTTAAACACTAACCAAGTATCTTATAATATTCTAGGTAACATTGCTAAGTTTGGTGTTTACTCTTCCCACTTTGCAGCCATGCAGAAGATTATGCCTACTGTGTTCAGCACAAGAGACGCATTAGAGAGAAACAAATCAGCAGAAAGTACTTTATCTACAGTAGACTTCGAAATTTCTAAGAACTTCTACGGAGAAGAAATTAGTTCTATGGGTAACAATAAGTATGTAAAACTTATTAGTCGTCCTTTAAATAAGTTCTTATCTGTAGGTCAACGTAAAGCTTTACAGTTTAACGTAATTGCATCTATAAAGAACTTTGCAATCAACTTATGGAACGCAGGTATAAACAATAACCTAGCAGGTGTAACTAGAGCAGAGTTTATTCAAGGTATGTGGAGAGGTATCAAACAATCAGATAAGATGTTTGAAGTGTACAGAGGAGGAGGAAATGTTTCTTACTACGCAGATTTATTGATGCATTTTAATGCTATGCCACAAGCACAACCTGGAGCTAAAGCAGATACTATCCATCAGACTATGTTGAATAGGTTTGTTTCTAGTGAGACTGCAGGATTTGTAGTACGTGGATACTTAGAAAGTATTTCTACTATTGCTGTATTTGAATCTATCATGAACCAATATAACGTTCAGATAGAACAGGGAGGAACAACAAGAACTATTAAGTTAGCAGAAGCTTACGAGCAAGTAAATGGTAAACTTCAGCTTAAAGCAGGAGTTAAAGTAGAGAAAATAGATCGCTTAGAGCAAGAAATCAGGGATAGAATCTTTAACTACTTTACTTCATCTCAAGGTAACTACTATAAGAGAGGATCTGCTCAGTACGAAAGATACATTATTGCTAGAATGGTGATGAGTATGAAGCGTTGGCTAACTAGCACATTTAATAATAAGTATGGAGCGAGAAGACTTCAGTTAAACACAGGTAACCTAGAGAAAGGATTTAACAGAGAAGTTATGTCTTATGTCCAGTTGCTAGCTTTGGGAGGTAGTTCTATGGCTAACCAGATGACTACTGATCAACAGAAATCTAGAATGCGTACTGCAGCAACTAACTTAGTAGCTATGCTTGCTGTTCAACAAGCTTTAATTACTACTATGGGTATACTTGCTAAGTCCTTAGATGATGATGATGAAGAGCCTACTAGTCCTTTCTTGGCGTTTATTGGTAATATTCTTCAGGGTATGCATGATGAGTTAAGTACCTTTAGTCCTTTAGGAGCAGCAAACTGGGCTTACAAATCACTCCTACAAACTCCTCAGAAACAACCAGGAGAGAGTGATGCAGTAGCAAGAGCTAAACAAATAAGTTGGAGTTTGATTGGAGGTACAACCAAGGCTTCTTATGATGCTTTAACTCCTTTCTTTGATAAGGATACTTGGTTAGATCCTGCAGGTTCTTTTACTTATAGATATACTAACGGAAAACCCGATTCTTTTAGTACTCCTGAAGCATTAGAAGGAAAATCAAACTTACTTGCAGCTTTCATGATTTATACGGGAGCAGAAGTAGGTATGAGTCAATTCCTACAACCAGAGAAGAAGCTTTATACAGTTCTAAAATACAATCCAAGGTTAGACTTTACAGAGGAAAGAAGAATTAAACTAGATCCAATGGGAAGCTACAATGAGTTGAGTGAAAGGGTAACAGCAATAAAAAAAGAGTTGAAGTCAGTAGTTCCCTCAGAGATAATAACAGATAGAGCAGAAAGAGACGCTAAGATTTCCGAAATACTAGTCCTAGAGAAAACCATGGAAACAATAGGAGAACAATATTCATATGTAGGAGCATACTATAGAAATAGAAAGTTTGCTTCTTCTTTGGGTAGTTCAGAAGCAGCAGATCTAGATAAGGAGATTAAAAGATACCAAATACAGAATAACCCACAAGATTTTATCAGAGAAAAGATAAAGTCTAAACAGGAAAGTCTAGAAAATAAAAGAGCTAAGGAGAGACTAAGGGGAAAATAGTCCTCCTAGTTTCTTGACTTTATTTTTAATTAAAGTATTTTTGTTATACGGACTAAGGTCGGACTTAACAGTCGTAAAGATAAATATTTATGGAAACACATGACATTCTCAGAGAGCAATCAAAGAAACTTCGTCACATTGAAGGTCAACTTTGTTGCATCAACGCTAGCGTAACTGCGGAAGCAGGTATGAACGGCAGTAAAGTAATCTCAGGCACATCACCAGTTACAGGTACTTTTCAGTACTTTGTTGTTAACGCATCAGCTGTAGTTAGTGCTATTTTAGATCAGAACGCAGCTAGTCTTATGACAAGCTTAGGTCTTTCAGGAGTTACTTTGGCACCAGGAATGAAGATTAGCGTAGCTAAAGGAACAACTATCTCTTCTATAACACTTGCTTCAGGATCTATTATTGCTTACAACGCTTAATTCATGAAGACCCTTTTAGTAACTATCACCACAGTATGTGCCTTCTTGGGCACATATTTTTTAAATCTAACTGCAGATAACGCAGAACAATACTTAGCGATTGTTGCTGTTGTATTTGTAGATGGATTTTTTGGTGTGTGGGCAGGTACTAAGAAGATTGGTTTTCAGACAAGAAAAGCAGTTAAAGTACTTCAGACCTTGTTTGCTTGGGTAATGATTCTTTCTGCTATCTTAATGGTAGAGAAGGGTTTCCAAGGTACGTTCTGGCTTTCAGAAACTTTCTGTGCTCCTTTTATTGTCTTCCAACTTATTAGTGCGCTTAAGAATGCTCACACAGTAGGAGTACTAAACAACAGTGTACTATCTCAGATCTTAGCAAAGATAGACCAGCATAAATTTAACCACGATAATGAAAAACCTCTCGATTAAACTTAATATTATCTTTTTCTTCATCATTGCTTACTTACTTTTTAAGTATGAGTATGTACAGGAACAAGATACTAATCAAGTAATATCTTTTATTGATTCTATAGATAAACAAAACGATACTTACTTTGAAAAAATTGACTCTCTAGAACATATAAAGCACGAAGAGTATTTCCGTTACGAACAAATCACCCTAAAGTATGACACAATTCAGATTGCTATTGACACTATGCCTGATATTGACGGCACAAAATTCTTACTCACAATCAGTAGACAGCTTACCCTTAAAGGAGTTGAATGATGAATTCCTAAAAGGAATTCAAGCACGTGAGAGAGTAGTAAGTCTTAAGAAGATTATCAAGACAGATAGCGTTCAGTTATCCTTGTATAAAGATTCTATTATCCCTAACTATAAGAAGGCTTTAGATACCGCTAAAGTAGAGATAGTTCGCTTAGATACTAAAGTTAGATCTCAAGCAGAAACAATTAAAACTTTAAAGAACGTTTTGAAAGGCGGGTTATTTGCTATAGCTTTGTTAACCATAGGGTTAATACTTTAACCTACCAGCCTATGATGCCAATCTCTAAACAGATTATCCAACACTACATGGATAATCCAAATACGGATGAGTCAGCTTTAGAAGTTGCTATTCGTTTCAACTATCAACCAGAAGTATATAATGAGCTAAGAGCTAAGCGAGTTCGTGACTTAAAAAGAACTGCTATGTATAAGTTGGGTGCAGATAAACCTGTATCACCTAACGATCAACCTACACAAATTACAGGAACTTATGATGAGAATCTAGATAAAGGTACACTTGAGGTATCTAAACTAGTTTCTACTCAACCTAGATCTTCTGAAGAAATCATTGAAATTCATAAGATAGATAGATCTAAGTGGAGATTAGTACAATATTGGAGTAAAGAAAAACAATCAGGTTGGCTAGTGTCAGCCTTATTTGCTTCTATAAAGCCTGAGGATAGTCTTCCTCAAGACATAGAGAACGTTCTTAGAGAGGTTTTCTTAGAATCTAATATAACTCCGTACCCAACACCTAGAAAGTCTCCTATAGCGTCTAAGAGAGGCTTATTCGTCTACATGAGTGACAAACACGTAGGTGCTCTTACTCATCCTAACTCTATTTTCAACAATCAGTACAACGAAGATGTCTTCGAAGTACGTATGATGAGAGTATTAGAAGAGATAGAGAAGCAAGTAAAGACCTATGGAAGGTTAGAAGATCTTTTTATTTGTGACTTAGGAGATTCATTAGATGGTTGGAGTGGTCATACTACTAGAGGAGGACATGCACTTCCACAGAATATGAATAACAAAGAGTCTTTTATGACTTATCTTTATGCTCATAAGCGATTCTTTGACCTGTTAGTAGAAAAAAACTTAGCTAATAACATTCATGCTATTATGCAGACAGAAGATAACCACTCAGGTTCTTTTGGCTACATAACTAACCAAGCACTAACTCTTTATTTAAATACGGCTTATCCTTTTATCAAAGTAACGATAATGGAGAAGTTCTTAGAACATTTTGACTATGGAAAACATACATTTATTTTTACTCATGGAAAAGACTCTGAGGATCTTAAGCATGGTCTTCCCCTTTTCTTAACCGAGAAAGCAGAAAATTTTCTTAACAAGTATATAGATCACCACAATTTAGGAGAGAATAAAAACATCTCGATAGTAAAAGGTGACCTACATACAGAGAGCATGCAGCAAGTTTACAAGTTTAGATATAGGAATGTATTGTCTATGTACGGCTCTTCTAAGTGGGTAATGAATAACTTTGGTCCTGGTTATCCAGGAGTTTCATTTGATTTAGTAGAAAAAGATACGGATTTAATATATTCGTTTTATATTCGCTTTAAATAAAATTAAGATGATTAAGCTAGCAGATATAGATAAACTTATAAACCAGTTCTATTTAGACTCAGAGAAGGATGGGTTAGCAGTAAGACCTAATGTGGTACTGCTTACAGAAGATCAGTTTGAAGATCTATTAAAAGAAATGGGAGTAGAAGAAGAAGACGATGTTGTAATAGAAAGTATACTAGGATTAGATGTCGTCATAGCAAACGGGATAGAACATCCAAGAGTAATAAGATTATAAAAAAAGGGGCCCTATTAAGAGCCCCTTTTCTTTTGGTTGGTAAACTAAATAACTAAAAACTAAAACTAAATAAACTAAAACTATGATTACATCGCTTGTGGTCCTCCTGTAGCAGCTAAGAAAGCAAGAACTTCTTCTTTTACTTTTAGCTCTACTACGATTGGCTCACTTGTGATTTCAAATTTAGTGATTTTTACTGGAACTTTTTGCTTAGTTGCAGGATCAATTTTGTATTGATAGTCTACAGGGTTAAGTTTATCAGCGTTACCTTCTAAGACAACGGCTAAACCATTCTCTGTAGGGTAAGTCATAAGAACCTTGTGGATGTTAAAAGAGAAACCTTTCTTGATGATCAATTCCATCTCTTCACCGTTCTCTACTTTTTCTTTTTCTGTATAATAGAATAACATAATCTTTCTTTTAATTCCATACAATAGCGATGTCGCTATCTCTTACCATGATTTTCTCTTCTCCATCTACTTCAACTAGTTCAGCAGACTGAAGATACATTAGGTTTACGTATACTACGTCTCCTTCTGATACATTGACTACGTCTTCTCCAACTGCATAAACTTCTAGATGCTTTAAGCCTACTAGTTCTTTCATGTTCAATTCTTCTTCCATCTCTGGTGTAAGCTGAATGAGTCTTTCTTCTCTCTTAGGACGATTGAGTAATACTCTGTGTCCTTTTACTGTGATTGCCATATTGTTTTAATTTGTTTTTGCTTTGATTACATCTAGACCTGCTGCTATTAATAGTTCTAATCCTGTTCTATCTCTATAATCTTCTAGATATACAAATGTAGTGATTCCACTTTGAATAATCAACTTAGCACAATGCACACAGCATGCATGAGTACAGTACATAGTTGCTCCTTCTGTACTGATAGGACTCTTGCATGCTTTAGTAATTGCATTGGATTCTGAGTGGAGTACGTATTCAAAGGTTGTATCATTCTCTTCACATACATTTGGAAACCCTGAAGGAGTTCCATTATACCCAAAAGAGATAATGTTTCCGTTCTTTACGATTAAAGATCCTACCTGTAGTCTCTCACAGTAAGATTCTTGAGCGATTCTTACAGCTAAATCTAAGTAAAGTTCAGACTTATCAGTCTTAGGCATGTTGTATATGATAGGTATTTTATACATTATTGTTTATTAAAAATTGTTCAGGCGGTACAAATCTACAAAGTTCTCTTGGTACTTCATAAAAATCTTCCCAACCTTTTCTACCATCTTTAGTTATATACTTTTGTACTTTATGTTCGTATCTAAAAATTACATCAGAAGGTGCCCATATAGCTCCACCATTCCTATTACTAATTATAAAATATATAAACCAGTTCTTCTCAGCAAACTTTCGCTTACGAGAAAGAAATGATACTGTTTTATAAAAAGCTTCAGGAGTAGTAATACTTATGTCTTTTTTCATTTCTGCCTCAAACAGATATCTATTACCATCCTTATAGGCTAGTATGTCTATATTAAAGTCTTCTTCTTTAGATTCTATTTCATAACCTTTACTACTTAGAAAATCAGAAAGGAGTTTTATTCCTTTCTGATTATAAGTATTGTATGATTCTTGTATAAACGGCACTAAGATAAACTGAGTTCAAATCTAAAGATTTCTTTTGGAATATCTACAACTACGTCTTTAAAATTTATATCACGATGTAAAAGAGATTTATAATCTTTGGACATGTCATTAAATCTACCTTGCTTAAACAATTCAATGTCTCTGTGGTATAAAGAACTAGGTCTAAAGACATACATAACCATATCATCTACTTCATAATAGTCGTAGAAAGAGTCAAATCCTGTAATTTTAGTTTCAAACATCTCAAAAGCATCTTTGTCTGTAGGCTTAAACAGAAAGAACAAACAGTTAGTGTACTTACTTTTATACCCGTAATCATCTATGTAAACATTAACTAACCCAAAGTTAGCAAGTAAACGAGCAGCATTAGCCCCTGATGTAAATATCATGGGGCTAAGGAATTTTGTGGTATTGTTTGTAGTATCTGAGTACACTTTACACAATTCTAAGTCCGTCATTCCAGTAGTCCTCCATTGTATATGCCCACATATCGTTTTCTGAGTGCCATTTTAAGCGTTGAATTGCTTGGTGGAACCCTTCATACTCCTTACCTAAGTAAGTGCCTCCCATCTTTCCTAAATCCATTAGCTTGTCTGACATCTCATAGATCAAAGGACTACCTGGATACTTCTGACTTTCTACAATAAATCTAAAGTTATGTATAGTCAAGTTCTCTCCGTAGATACTTAGGTCTGTTTGTTTAAGAGCTTCTGTGTAAAAGGCTGCTTGGAAATCATACCTGTGCTTAAGCAACATCTCTATCCAGTAGTTTAAAGAAGTTGTGGTTGTCTTAAGGTCAATAGGATATAGGATGTTGTTCACTGTGTCAACTACCACTAAATCCAAAAGACCCTTACAAGCAACTCCTTCGTATTCAAACTGAAGAGACTGTTGGGTAAATACTTTAAACTGTGAATTCCCTACTACGTACTTAGAAGTAAAGGGACTCATCTTAAGAGTGTTGGCTACGTTCTGAATAGTTGCATACTGAATAGGACTTACTACTTTCTTTCCTTCTCCAGCAATCAAATCATCGTAATAGGCTTTACCCTCTTTCTCGAATCTCTCTCTTACTTTAGGGAGAGTATCACGCTTAAATCCTGCTAATTCGTAGGCTATGTTTTCTGCCATAGTATCATTACGATTAGCAAATAGATGCCATACGAAGTCTCCCATCTGTCCTGTAGGTCTTTCTACAGTAGTGAAATAGAATTGCTCCATAAATACATCTTCTCCTTGAGTTAATAATAAATCTACTCCGTCACCTATAACTGTTACTTCTGCTGGTTCATCCATGTCAGAATTAGGATCGTAGTTAATATAAAGGTTAGGGTGTAAAAGTATTTTCTTTAGCCTACTCTGGCTTTGTGCTGTGTTGGATAAATAATCCTCGTCTAAAATCATTGCTTCGTAAATTTAATAGTTAGTGTAAACCATAAGAACCCTAAATGAATACTAAACCTCTCTCTAGAGTTAGTGCGACTAAAAGTTAATATGGGTAAAGGATAGAAGAACCAATAAGGATAATCCCTTTGGCCTTTGGTTAGTTTGGAGTAGTTACTTACTTGAATCTTCATGTCTTCTATCGTCATACTGAGACTTCTCTCTCATTATGTACGAGAGAAACATAGCGTTACACATTACATGTCCTAAGTGATCTATTCCTGATTCAGGGTCTTTATCTTCTCCTGAAAGAAAAGCAAACATATGCCTAAGCAAGCTCTCGCTTACTTCACTTACAGGCATACCCTTACACCAATTCCATTTCTCGTATTTCTCTGCTCCAAATTCAAGGACTTCAACCATAGGCTCTAGAGACTTAAAATCTACTAAAGACCATTGTCTCTTTCCTTTGTTGTAGCGTAGTGCTTGTTCAGTCATAGTTAACGCTTTAAAGCACCTGTAGTAGTTTTAGAAATAGGATAAGCAGGAACTACTGTAAGAACAACTCTTCCAAATTTCATAGGAAGAACATTAGTTACAATAGACATTACTTCATTACAGTTTACTATAGTTCCTAATTGAATAGTTTGACTGTACTCATCTCCATAATAGGTGACCATGTTTTCTCCATAAGCGTAGGAGTGTGCGACATCAGGGGAGCCAACAGCTTCCACTTTGTCTGATTCTGTGCGGGGTTCTATAATATATAACATAATTTTTAGTCTAGTTCTGGTACTTCCACTCCCAGGATATCTCTTGCAAATACAATCACATCTTGTATAAACTTATGTACTTCGTCTTTCTTACCGTTAGATAAGGAGAGAGGAGTTTTAATAAACTGTCCTTGGAACATAGTCTCTTCGTAGAAGTACTTGTCTTTAAGGAATGTTACTACGTCCTCTTTGCTGTATACTTCGCCTGTAAGCGACTCAAAGCCTGCTTTTACTATAGGTACTAGGGTACTATAGAAATAAGCTAACTGAGGGTTTGTTTTCTTAGAATCTATTCTAGTAATACAAACTTCTACATCTATACTCGGATCTTGTTTCATAAGTTCTTTAAAGTATGATTGCATTAACTCTTTATCTCCCTTAAGATAAACGTTACCATCTATATTAAGGGAGAGAGTTGCAGGTATGTAAACTCTATTTATCATTAGTTCTCTTTTCTATTTCTTCCAAAAGCAAAAATGCTAACTCTTCGTCTTCTTCTATCTGGTTACTTACGTTTCTCTTCTGCAAATATCCGTCTAAAATTTTAATAAAGTAAGCATTTTTTGCTTTTGCTTCGTTAATTGCTTTCCGTAAATCGTCATTAACAAACTCACGGATAAACTGATACTGTGTGTTAACTGCTCTAGCAAGAAGATAAGTTCTTCTTACTTCTTTTATCTGTTCCTCTGTCATCTTACTTCTTCCAATATGGTGCAATACAGGGATCTGCTTTAAGAGGAACTCTCTTACAAAACTTAGCACCTGCATCTACCATTGCTTTTTCTAATTGTGCAGCAGCCTGTTGCGCAATTTCCTCAGGTGTTTCTATTAATATCTCATCGTGTATTATATTGACCATCAATACTTTAAACAATAAGTTATTAGGTACTAGATACTTAGTCCAGAAATACACACAAGCTAACTTAGTAATCTCTGCGGATTCACCTTGGATAGGATAGTTTAAAGACATGCGTTCAATGTCTCCACGTTTTCTAAAGAATTGACTTACCTTTTCTTTCATCTCTCTAGCCGTAGGTGTGTTTGCATTCTTCATCTGCTTGTACCTGTCCCAGAAATCTTTGTTCATCTCATTCTTAAGTTTAGAAAACTCATCGTAGTAATCTACGTAAGACTTCTTACCTGTTACGGGTGAGATAAGAACATAGCCATTCTCTACACCAAACTTCTTTGCTTCAGTAAAATAAGCTGCTAATCCTGGGAAGGCTCTAAAGTATGCATCATAGATAGACTGACCTTGTTCTACATTTAGTCCTAATTGATCTGCAATACCAATACCTGAGCCACCGTAGTTAATAGCAAAGCCTGCAACTTTAGCTGATTGACGCTTATCCTTGTGTTTCTTTTTGATGTCATTAAGATCCATACCATCTAACTCAGGATACATCTTGCTCGCAATAAAGCTGTGCATATCACCTAAGTCATTATCGTAGAATTCTAAAAGGTTTTTATCTAGACACTTGTTAACTAATACAATTTGTTCTTGACCTGTATAGTCACAACCTACTAGAGTGTTTCCTTCTGATGCTACAAAGCAAGATCGAGTTTCTTGGTCTGAGGGAATGTTCTGAAAGTTAAAGTTCTTTACGTCTCCTGATTTACCACCACTAGATAAGCGTCCTGTGTTCATCAACTGCTTAAACTGTGTGTGGATTCTTCCGCTTACTGGATTAATTTGATCTATCCAGTTCTGTCCGTAAGTACCTATGTCCTTTTGAGCTCCCTTAAACTTTAAATAAAGCTCAATAATGGGGTATTTTGAGCTGTATTTTACTAGATGGTTAGCTTCAATGGTGTCTTTAGTCTTTCCTTTCTCTACTACCTTAGTGTTTACACCTAGTGCTTGAAAGAATTCTACTACCTGTGAAGGTGAGTTCCAATTCACATTAACCTTAGTCGAAGAAGAGAAGAGGTCAAGTTGAGAGTCGATAAACTTTTCCATCTTATTATCTAGGATGAATTGGTTTAACTGTGCTTCAGCTTCATCTGCTATGGCTTGTACTTTGTTTATCTTAGCTGTCCATTGCTCTACGTCTAGTTTCATTCCTGAATACTCGATGTAGGCTAGTACTAATACAAACTTATTGTCCAAATCAATGGACACTGAGGTACCATCTGCTAGCTGTAAGAACTCTTGTTTGTCCTTTAATTCGTGTAGATACTTTACGTCATACGCAGAGTATTTTACGAAACCTTCAGTAAGTCTACCTGTAATATTTAGTCGCTCTTCTTTGCTTAGTATGATTCCACAATGACGTAATACACAAGCAGCAAGTGAGCATCTATGGCTTTCTATACCTAGGCGAGATGTTTTTTCTCCTAAGAAGGTATCATATACCTTTGTTGGAATTACCCTATAATGATAAAGGAATCTTAGGTCAAACTTTAAGTTATGACCAATAAGACCCTTAGTCTCTAATAACTCTTTGTATTCGTTGATGTCAATCGTAGTTAAGTCTATTACGTATTGAACATCATTATCTCCTAACTGAAGAGTATACAGTTTAGTAGTGTAAGGATCGAAACCTGAGGTCTCTGTGTCCAAACCTATCCACTCTAACTTGTTTAAGTATTCGAGGGACTCTTGTACTGTAGTAAGGGTAATGTCGGGTAAGGAGATATCTTGTTTGGTAACTAGATATATCATTTTAAAATGGGTCCTACTATCTTGTTATAATCATTTAAAGCCTGTTTAAGCTTTTCATACTTCTGCTCTTGTGAGTAGTTGCCTTGTTCAATATCCGTAAGGCAGGTTCTATACACATCGTAGATAAGCTTTCTATCGTGGTTACTTAACTTAAGAATCTTATTCGAAAGTTGTAGCATGTCTTCTGTGGTATCTTCTCCCCATATTCTGTTTAGGGACTTACCTAAGTTCCATACGTGATGAGGGGTATAAAGATTGCACTTAGGACAAGCGGGTAATAAGTTAGTTAAGTGATAACGAGTAGATACTTTAGTTCTACCTACAAAGTGAGCACATTGAAGTCCTTTAGGATCTAGAGTAATTTCACAAGCATGACACTTATTAATGTGTGCAGCCCTTACTAGCCATGATGTTATTTGGTCTAACCTGCTTTGGGTAATGGTTTCTTGCTTGATCTTACGTTTGATTTCTTTGCGGACTTTTTGCTTAGCTTTCTTTTCTTTTACTACGCATCCTGCACAAAGTCTCTTAGTCTTGTTGGCGATAGCTTTTACTTTACCGCACTCAGAGCAAGGCTTCTGCAAGTCTCTTTCTTCGGGATTTCCTTTTACAGGAACTTTCTTGATTGTTCTCTTTAACATGGTCTACAAATATAACTAAAAGAAAAGGGGATCTGTTGACCCCCTAATCTTTTTTGGCATGCAAGAGAATTACAAAGTTAATCTAGCTTCGTGTAAAGGAGTGTAGGTTTCAGAAATTAATTCTAAGCCTCTGTTGTTGATGTTGTAAGCTGTACCGTGGATCAAAGACTCACGCTTATGCTCTATACTCTTGTGTCCCATCATATAGTTAGTGAAACGAGTTGTAGCATTAAACAAAGCATAAGCTGTATTACCATGAGTGTTATACTCAGTAGCGATAGCTTGTTTGAAATCTAAAATACGATTTTTAGTACGAGAAGCTTCTCCATCACCTCCGATAATACCTACGATAAACTCGTCTGTAACTACCTCAGGAATGTTAATCTTACTCAATTCGATTAGCTTTTCAACAAACTGCTCTTCTTGAGTAAGAGAGTTTTGTAGTTGAGAGATGATAACTGCTAATCTTCCGTGAGAGTTCTTAGTATGTCTTACCCTCTGAGAGTCTCTTAGAGCCATGTAAAACGTGTTAGCACATACAACTGTCACATTGGTTGCTCCGAAGCCAATAGGAGCACTACCATCGTGTGAAGTAAGGGCTGTAAGAAACCTCTTATTGTCAGATCCACCGATAGTAACATCAGTTAGAGGGAATTGATAGTATACTTTCTGGCCGTCTCCTAAGAAACCACCTCTTTCTCCTGAGATATTAACCCTAGCAGCAGCTTCTAAAAGCATGTCTAAGATTTCTTCATTCTGTGTAGGAACATATTTAGATCCTACAATACCTAAGCACTTGTTAGTATCTCCTCTGAAGATACCAAAAGCAGGAGTAGGTTCTCCGTTAGGACCTACTAGTTCACGTTTGTCTACTGTCCAGTTAGTCCTGGAGGTTTCTAATAATTGTTGTTTGTTCATAAGGCTGGTCTTTTAAATGTTTCAATAAAGTTTTGTAGTTCTTCTAATTCTTTAATTCTACCTTGTACTTCACAATATTCGTACTCGGTACTTTGTTCCATTAGTTTGGTTTGTTTTACTCTTTCAGTAAAGTGTTCTATTAATTTAGATTTAAATTCTAAATGACTTAATGTCTCGAAATCTTGCCAATTCATATTTTTTATTTTAAGTTTTGTAGCCAGTCTATATCATCACGATTACTGGCCATTAGTATTTCGTTTATTCTTTTAAAGTGGTTACATTCCCACTTACCTCCAGCGTATAGAGCAGCTGCAGGATGAGGTGCTACTAATACGTGATGAAACTTATCATCAATTAAAGGAGCAAACTTTAAAGCATCTTTACCCCAGAAACAAAAGATAAGTCCTGTAGTGCTTTCGTTTAAAGTTTTGAATACAGCTTCTGTAAATTGAGTCCAATGAGCTAGGTGAGAACCTGACTTACCTTCTTCGATAGTTAAAGCTGCGTTAATTAAGAGAACTCCTTGCTTAGCCCATGCTTCTAGGTCCATGTCAATAGGAAATGATAGTTCGTCTGGATAAATGTCTTCTTTAATCTTGTTATACATAACCCTTAAAGAAGGAGGAACTTGATCTTTATTTCTAGGACTGAAAGCTAAGCCATGTGCTGTAGGTTCTCCTTTGTATCTACCTGGATACGGATCCATACCTAAGATAACCACTCTTACTTTCTGAAAAGGGGTTAAATTAAAAGCCTTGAAGACTTCATCTTTGTAAGGAAGAATAGACTTAGTTTGTCTTTCCTTAGCAATGAAACCCCCAAGGCTCTTAAAATATGGACTTTCTATTGTATCTCTTAAGTGTAGATACCAATCATCTGGAATTGGTACTATTTTTTGCATTTTTATGTCTAAGTAATCTTCTTTTTCTACTATCCAAAGTTTGTACAACAATATTAGGATTAAGTACGGTAGTCATAACTCCTGGATTTGCTAACTCTAGCTCGTTTAAAATTGTGTTATATTTAGTTTTATAACTATTTAGGGTGTCGTAGAAATCACAGTGTTGTCTGATAGAATGTATAATTGTAGAATGATCTTTGCTTAAGAGTTCTCCGACTTTCATATAAGTGTAGTGAAACTGAATTAGTAAAACAGCAGCAAATTGAAACCTAGCTTCTACAAATTCTCTCTTACGACTGTAAAGAATGAAGTCTGCTATACTGACTTTATTTACATCACATACAACTTTCATTACTTGTGTCTCGAAGTCGGTAAAAGAATGTAAGTTTATTTTAATCTGTTTAGCTTTTTCTTCTGCAATCCTTTTTCTTTCTTTGTAGACTTCAGGATCTATTTCTCCTATTTTTCTTTCGTAATAACGTTTGTTATCGGTCTTTTTTGAAACTAGTTTTAAAAGACCTGCTCTTTCTAATGGTCCTACCTCTAGTTTATTAAATACGATTCCTAAAGCTTCATCTACAATATCTTTAACTCTTGGCATAATTTTATTAATTTATCTTTTCCGTGTTCTTTATAAATGTCACTAATGTCCTTACCTAGACTTGCATGATGGTATAATACAGGTATGTCGTACATCTCAGATATCTTCTGTGAGCCTTCTATACCTGCTCTATCTGCATCAAACCACACATATATGTTATCGAATCTTGCTCTAAGCAATTCATAGGCATTTTCCGATATAGGTGTAGTTTCGCTTCTTACTGCAACTGCATTAACTCCAATAGAGTGTAAGGTCATAACATCTTTAGTACCTTTAGTGATGACTAGGATACTTCCTTTGTGAGGGAGTTGTGTGTATCCTTCTAGCATGCCTCCGAAGAAATTAGTTCTAAACTTTACTCTCTTTTCTGCAAAAGGACGGTATAGTTTAAATTTATCTTTTTCTTTGTAGCGATAGCAAGGATCAAAGTCATTATTAATGTACCAGATGTTGTCAGCTATCCAAGCTTTGTCTACTCTTCTTATGTCAAAAAACTTAAGGATACTCGGAGTTACTCCGAACTGTGCCCAATATTCTAAGTCTTTCTGTGTAAAACGAGTAAGTTTAACTTTAATAGATGCTGGCTTTACCTCTGCTGGTTTAACTGTTTTAAGACTATCGACTTCTGTTTTAAGACCTAACCTATCTTCTAGGCTAAAGTTCTTAAGTTGGAAGTCAGACTCAATCTTATAAAGAATGTCTGGATACTCGTAACCAGTTCTCATTTGAGCTATGTCTATACAGTTGTAGTGGATTTTCTCAGTAGCGTAATCTATAAAATAAAGATTACCACCTTGACTCCACTTAAAGAAGCATGTTGCATGCTTATCAGATCTGAAAGGATTCTTGTACTTGTTTCTAAAATTAATCTTTTCTCCGAAGTAGAACTCCATGAGTTGTTCTTGACCTAATAACTTGTACAAAGTTTGTACGTTAGGTCTAATTTCTATACTTGTCAGATCCATAAGAAAGGTTTTTAAAAGAAAAAGGGGCTACAAATGTAACCCCTTTTCTTAAAAATGAAACAGTTAGTTAAAATTAAAACAAGCTATCTACGTCATCACTAACAGGAGCAGTAGCTACATCGCTTTTTTCCCATGACATCATATCACTAGCAAAAGGACTTTCTACTTCGTTAGCAGCAGGTGCATTGTTTTCGGTGTATTCTTTGAAGTCAAAGTTTCCGTAGAAACTCTTAAATCCATACTCACCAGTAACTTGTTTAGCTACGTAATCAGTGATTTTACTGTTTACGTTTACAAATACTTTAGTACATACATCTTGGTATTTGTCGTCTTTGATTCCTAAAAGAACTTTAACACCCATGTTGGCTTTGTTAAAGTGAGCAAAGAAATCTACCAACTCATTACCTTTACCCTTTGCAATAGAATTCCAAGAATCCAACACAAATGGCTTCTCTTTAGGAGAGATATTACCATAAGCTTTTAATAAAGAGTATACAGTTTCTTCACCACCTTTAGCTTCACGAACACTCTTAAGGTCCATTCTACGAGAAGGATCCAAAGATGCTTGTGCTTCACTCAAAGCAGCCAAGTTCTCAGCCCAAGAAGTTCTAGTAAAGTTGTCAATGAATTGTTTCTTACCTGCTTGAGAGGTACGAGTATCATTGTTTACCCACAAAGAAAACTTACCACGTAAGTCTGTTTTAAAATCAGGATGATTTACATACCAGAAGTCTAAACGCATTCCGTTTTCTCCTTCGTAGTTAGGCTCTTTTATTTTGTCTTCGTCAATACCTAGTAAAGCAGCAAGTGCTTTACTGTTAGGGTTAACAGCTACAACTTGGATAGGAGCAAATCCTGTGTACATTTTTTTGCCTGATGAAGGCTCTCTGGTTTCTAATTCGTCAAATTTCATAATAATTTTTTTTTGTTTTTTATTTTGTTTTGGTTACTTCTTCTGTGTAATAGGAGTCAATAGACTGACATACTAAGTTAAGGTCATTAGGGATTAAAGTTTCTGAGAACATATCCATTGGGCTCTTAGCAGGATAGTTGCGGAAACGGTTAGTCACAAAATGATAAGTTGCATTCTCGTCTTTATCTTCACCTACGTGGGTATAAAGTGCGATTGTAAACAATCCTTCGAGAACAATCTGATTGTCTAACGCTTTACCGATAGTCTTAATCTTCTGACCTACGATATGTCCATCATCCTCAATTGTTTCGCTGTGAGTGATGTAGAATACTTTAAGGTCATTACGAAGCTTACGAGCAGTAGTAAGCATGTTAGTTACGTCTTTAGCCAAGTTAACAAACTTACCAAAGCCTACTTCGTTAGCTTTCTTCATCATAAGAAATGACATAGAGTAGATAGCATCATCCATTACGATAGTCTTAATGTGTGATGCTTTCTCGCTAATCTGTTGTAATAAAGTAGTGATTTGGTTGATGTCGTCTACTTCCATGTAATTCTTAGATTCTAGGTTGTAGAGTTTCTCAGCTCCTTTGAAAGGCAATTCTTTCCTTGCTACGTTAATAATAAAGGTTTCTTTTGGGTCTAGAGTCCTGATAGAGGTAGATTTACCTGTACCTGAGGGACCTACAATTGCGATTAGTTTTGATGACATATTGTTTTTTATTTTACTTTGTTTTCTTCTATGTTGTCTACAATATCACCTAGTGTATCCCAACCAAAGTTGGCTACAAAGTGTACTGCTGCTCGGAAACAATTCATAATACTTTTCTCAGGGTCTTCTAACAGCTCTTCTCTCATAGCTTCGTTGTTAAAAAGTTCTTCTGACATCCATACAATGTATTGGTTCTCTTGTTGCTCTGTCCAGGTATGTTTATCATACCATTCATCTTCTTTGAAGTCTATAGTTTCGTAATCTACGTTGATTACTTCACACATCTTCCGTATGAGTTGTACTAAATAGGGGTTCTTTTCTTCTTCGATCATTTTTAATGTTTTGCTTTTCTTAAAAAATTCTCATAGTGATTAGCTGTAGGGCTATTCATCTCTTGGGGTCTAGGTAACTCTTCAAATTCTCCGTTAGCTCCATTAAAGTATAGACCTATGCTTGAGTTTTCTAAGCCAAAGTATCTATCTTTTAGAAATTTAAGGGATCTGTAGTGGTTACCGAGTAATGATACATCATAGCCATTGTGTGTGCCTATGTTGTATCTAGCAGGACTAAACAAACCTATTACTACTTCGTAGTCTTGGTGTACACCTTTATTGATGTGAAGCTCCTCCATTGAGGGTTCTAGCTTCTCTTCCATAAGTTGACCTTTGTAAGTGTAGGTTTGCTTTTCTGAAGCTGGTGTTTGTTGGTGGACGATTACATTAACCATCTTAAAACGCTTAGAAAATATATCAAGGACATAATCCTTAATCATAAAGTCAAACGTTTGATAAGATGATAACTTCATCTTAGTGTCAGGAGCTAGCTCATTAGATAAAAGACTAATATGATCTAATACAAAGAACACCCACAAGTCATCTGACTTATAAGTATAACCTGTTATTATACGCTTACCTTCTTCTATTTCTTTGTAGGTGTATTCTCCTATCTCAGGATTCTCGAAGTACGCTTTTACGTACTTAGCCATACCTGTGGGATTTCTGATATAGTCAACTACCTCTACTGACTTCTCTAGTGTGTTGATGAACTTCTCTCCTTGCTTTACCTTTTCTAGTAGTTCGCTACTTAAAGTATAATTACCTACTGATTTAAGTTGAGATACACTGATTGTAATACGGTGTTTCTCATACATATACATAGATAGAAATGATAACCAAAAGTCTGTAGCACTTTCCTCTAAGGCAAAATAGAAGATCTTAGGAACTATGTTTGTGTTCTGTGTCTTCTTCATGATGTTAAGGATAGTCATGTATTTAGCAAACTTTGACTTACCTACACCTGAAGCAGCAGTTAAACAAGTAATAGAACCTTTAGTAAATCCTCCATAATGTTCTGATAAACGAGGAAATGGAGGAGGGATAGCTGTTAAGCCACCTGTCTCTTTAATAATCTTGTTACCCTCAATCTGACTTATTAACTTTTCAAAGTTCATAATTAGAGGATTTGGTGACTATTGTAAGCAGGTCCTGTACCATTTTTGAGTTCTTCACACCACTTAGCTAAGTCGCTTTGATCTACTCCGTCTACTTTCTTAAAGATAAAGTAACCACACTCTCTGATGAATTTAATACTTCCTTGCTGCTTAAGCGTACTAATATACAGATCGGTGGCTTGTGAGATCTCTTCGAGAGTGTAATCATACTCAGATAAAAACTTAATCAATCTTTTAACTACGCTAGACTTATCAGTTGTTTTACCTGATACTCCTAGATTCTTAGCACTGAACTTAGAAATAAAATCAGCTAACCATGTAGGAGGAATACTTAAGTCTCTATTAGGAGCAGTGTTTATGTGTGTAGTCTTTAATTTCTCAAGAGCAGATAACTCACCAACAGACTCAGTTACATCAAGATCTTGTAGTGCTTTAGGAGTCCAACTGTAAGTTGTTCCATTAAACAGAAGTTTCTCTTCGTAAATCCATCTGTCTATCATCTTTTCCTGTTTGGCTAGTGCCCATAGTACTTCGTAGAATGTCTTTTTCATCTGTTTCTTTTATTAAATTAAAGTTTACACCTGCAAATATTTCCTTCGAATTAATCTTAGGCGGGTCTACAAAGATAAGCGAATCTTCCTCTTTTTCCAAGTCAATTTGGTCTTCCAACCACATTTTTTTCATAAAAAGAAAGCCTGGATGTGACTCCAGGCTATCTCCATAGTGTTCTATTTCTGTCATTTACATGTCTGCTATTTCTTGGAAATCAATTTTACCTTTTATACACTCTTGAATCTTAGATTCTACGTAGTCTTGGTCTTCCGCAACTACGTTAAATACGCTTTCACATTCATGACAACAGGTGTGTAGTAAAAGATCATTAGTAATTACTAGACCATTTTCGGTGTAACAATGAGGGCAGATGTCATCCATAATCATTTCATCAAGTAAATCTTGACTTACTGCTCTAACTGTAGGGAAGAAAACAGAATAAGACTTAAGTTCCTCTCTGATTTTTGGATCTGTGTACTCAGGATAGCATTCCATAATCCACTCATTGTAGGTTTCATACTCTTTGTCTTTTTCTAGTTCTGCTTCATCTATCATTTCAGAAGGCATTTCTCTACTCCAATAGGTAGATTGTTTGCCTACTTTAGATCCAGTAGAAGCTGATGGCTCAAAAGGATCTATAATTTTAGGTTTAGATTCTACCCAGTCTCCAGCTACTGCATCATAGTACCAATCATTGTCATCAGCATCAAACATATGAATTTGACGACCACCATAACCAAGAGGAGTAGATGTAGATTTAACTTTAGATCCTCCGTAGGGAAGTTCTGACCTAGAGTATATAGGAAATGTAAGAGGAATGTTTCTATCAGCAAGCATAGTAAGCATCTCATAAGCAAAGCTAAAAGCGTTGATAAGAAGACCTACACTAGCTATCTCGGTATCTGAGTGCTCGTTAAAGTAACCACATGATAAGTTATGTGAAGAAACTTTAAGTCCTCTTTTACGTAGACCACCGACATCAGTTGCTGTACCTGAGTTAAGAGTGTAACCATACTTTTCCATCAAAGGTTGGATTAGTTCATAATGATCGTGACTAAAAGTCTGAACTCCATTAGTAAACTTAATAAAGTCATTGGTGTAAGACCTACGATCCAGCTGAGTAACCACTAGTGAGTTGTCAAAGAAAGACATATCACAGCAATTAGTACCTACAATTCCTCGTTCTTCGCCATAAGGTAAGAAAACTTTACATACAGGCATCATTTTAAGCATCTGAATAGCAAAGCATACACCTACTGAATCATCTAGACCTAAGCCACATTGTTCACCTGTTGCATCATCAAAGCCAAAAATCCACTGATCTGTTTTAAAGATACGCATACCTACATGGTAATCTTGAGCTGTGTCATAGTGAGCTACAATAGTAGGGTAGAACTCAGCTTCTCCTTTAGTGCAATAAATATTCCCTCCCTTTTCTACTATTGTTACACCTTCTATCTTAGAAATCAATTCTACAAGCCAATCTTTCTTTAATCTCTCCATTTCTGGTTGATAAGTAGGACTTTGCTGATACATGATGTCAAACAATAGATCGAAATCTACGGGGAAATCTCCTTTAATAGTGTGGTCTATACTTTCTAGTCGGTTAACGTAACTGCTAACATAAGATTTTGTCATTTTTGTTTTGTTTTAGTTTGTTTTTTAAATAAGGAATTGTTGTTCATCTTGTAAATCTTCCTCCATTTCTTCTGGTTCTAATTCTACTTCTTCTTGGACTGTTTCGTTAATCTGTGCTAGTGATGAAGATACTGAAGATCCATCTATACTTATACTTGAACCAGTAGAATTAAGATAAGTTAAAGCTGGAGTAAGATTAAATGTACCAGTTGTTCCAGAACTACTTGTAATGAATGTATACCCACTTTCTGCTTGAGCACGTGCTTCTGCTTCTCTTCTAGCGTTACCTTCTGCTATCATTCTTTGAAGTTCTTCTTGTAATCTTCTGTCAGCTTCCTGAGAGTCATAAGCGTCTTCAGGGATGTTTGGATCTCTCTTGTGATAGAAACGACTTCCGTCAGTAAAGTAAAAGTCTTCATCTAGGATAAAATATCCGAAATTATTTTCATACTCTCTGAGTTGTTCGTCATTTATATGAGCATAATATCCATTATTTAGTCTAAGAGATCTACATGTAAGGATAGTTTGATTATCATAGGTTTCTACTGTGTCATCTTCTATAGTAACATAAGAATCGTCTACTTCACAATAAATATAACAATCACTGCAAGAATGAGAATCTGAATGATCACCTGCAGTAATATAAGTTGAGTCATCTTCGTTCATCTCATGTCCACAGATGCAACATTCTAGTATTTCATTAGAGTTGTAGCGACTAAAGCAACCTCCAGTAGATCTAAACTGCCAATACTCATCCCTAAGATGTTGGTTTGTCAGAAGCATTCTATGAGGGTCGTAGTTACAAAGAGTGTCTACATAAGGAAACTGATTGATACCTGTTAAGTCAATGTTTAAGGAGAAGTTCCTATTTGATTGAAATAAAGTTTCATAACCAGCTCCTATTAGTGTGTTTTTAAGCAAGTTATGAGTCTCATCGTTTGAATAATAGATGCGGTCAAACATAAACTTACCTTCAATGTTCCACATAATAGAACGAGCAGCAATCTTATTTGATCTTTTAAGTACAGCCATCTTTACTTTCTCTGGGTACTTAGTGTAGATTTGGAAATATCTTTGACAGTTTTGGTAACGCATACAAGAATTACCTAGAGTACCTGAGTGTAGATAGTAGTTATTTTCGTGGTAAGCGTCTTTAATATCTTCTCCCTCGATAATCTGAAATTCATACAAAGGATTAGAGACAGTAATCAAAGAGGCATATGCTTCTGCAAATGCAGTAACCTCTCTATCTGAGTACTTGTCTGCAAATAACCTACGTACAATCTTACCTATAGAAGTGTGATAACGCTTCTTAAAGTTCCATACCTCTTTAACAGTCAATGAAGTGTCCTCAAACTCTACTGCTAAGAGTCTTTCCCAGTTATTTGAATTTAAAATAACACCATTAGTAGTTAACGTAAAACCATCTGCTCCTCTAGTTCTTGAGTTTTGAATACGTAATGTTCCTGCTTCGTGTGAAAGATAAGTCTGTTTAAAACTAAAAGAATAAGTTTTAGTTGGAGAATCGTCCCAGAATTCTTGAATAAAGTATACATCAGCGTCTTCTGTACGTTCAATAGGATACAATCTGTCGCCTAGGTGTCTTGCAGTCAACTTTAAGGTAAATACCATCATCATATCTTGTGCTGTAGAATTCTCTGTAATGTGTTCTCTGCTTCTACGTCTACTTCTCTGTAAATAGAATTTAGCAACAGTTCCAGGACGAATCATCTCCATTGTGGTTTCTTGTCCTGCAAGTCTTTCTTCACGGTCTTTATCTAGATAAGAAATCTTAGTATAGTCCGCTTGAGATAAACCTAGATAGTTACAATACTTACCTTCTAAAGGAACATACTTAAGATTTAGAATGTCTTCAGCTACTGCTTTTGCTTGCTCGCTACAGTTACTGGAGAGTAATCTAGTTAAGCGAGTCTTTAGATCTTTGTGTAATACAAATTTGTCTCTTGTTATCCTTACTCGTCTTTTAGGTAAGCTACCAAGTGAGTTAGCAGATACTTGTAAGGTATTTGCTGTTTCCATAAACTCCATTGAAAATGGATCATCGGGGATTAGAGCTGCAATTAGCTCTTGTGGTTCTTGTGGTTGTGAATTAGGCATATTTTAGTTGGTTTAGTTTAAAACAAAAAAGCACCCCTAGAGGTGCTTTCATTAAATTTTCTTTTTAATTTAAATTTGTTCTGGTGTTTTTTCGCTGTCTTTTTTGTAACGATGAGCTAGCAGTAAGTTTTTTTCTCCTAAAGCTTTTTTAAATTCTGTGTCTCTTTCTTTCTCTGAGTAGAACTTGTAGTCTTCGTTCTTTTTCATTGTCTTTACAATCAGATGGAATTCTATGACTGTACCTTCTTCGCTTAACGTATACTCCATTATTCAAAGATAGCACATAAATCTACTACAATCCCTATTAACAGGGAGAATACGGAGACAAAGAGAAGAGAGAATGCGAAGAACTCGTTACTACTCATACAGTTAGTGTTCTTAAGCTTTCTTCCAATATTTTTACATGCTTTTCTCATTGATGTGCTGTTTTACTTCTTTCCAAAATAAAACTGCATTATGTACAGTTTTGTTGTTTAGATAATTATCCATGTCTCTGTACTCAGCAATGATCTTATCTAGGGTATAATTAGCAATCTGCTTAAATCGGTAGTGGTCCATTTGAAAACCTAAAGTCTTCTTGATTTCCACTTCTATAGCTTCTGCTTGTTGTTTGGGACTCATGTTACAAATATAAGTTAGTTAAAGCTTTTCTGCCTTCTCTTCGAATCTATATTTTAACTCTTCTTTAAAAATCTCTTTGTAAAAATCAGAGAGTTGGTATTGAGTCTTTAGTATAGCTTCTATGTGATCGAAGTCTAAGTCTTTAATAGGTTTGTAGACTAAGGGTTGTCTTCCGTCTATACCTCTAGTACCCCAATGAACAGCAGATCTTCTTGTTAAATGTGAGCCATCGTCATAGACGCTTAGCTCTTCGTAAGTTCCTACATGTCTTCTAAGATAATCTGTTCCTCCATCTACCATAAGAACTTCTTTAGTGATAGTATCCTTGTAAGTCACATAATCATGACGATTATAAGAAGTAAGGATAGTACCATCTGGTGTTTTAATCCTGTTTAAAAGGATCTTGTTTTCCGTAGTCATAAGTTAGTATATAAGCTGGTTTAATTGTTGTTGTGATGCTTCCGTTGATATCAACTGTTTCACTCTTACACTCATAGGTTTTGAACTTGTAACCTGCTTTAGTAAAGAAGTTAAGCGAAGTTAAGTTATTCGCTTTAACTCTTGTAATTACAGTTACAAATTCTTTTGTCTCTTCATAGATAGATTTAATAACATAATCTATGAGAAAACTTGCATAACCTTGTCTTTGATACTTTTCTGCTACATGAATAAAGTTAATACGATAGCATTCTTTCTTCTTTCTCATTAACATTACAGCTACTATATCTAGTCCGTCTTGGATAGCATGTACTGTTAAATTAGGGTCATTAAATGACTTGTCCGTAAATTGTACTCCGAAATGATCTGTAATAAACTGAAAGTATTTAAGATCTTTTCTGTTGTAATAAGAAATTTGAGTTAGCATAAATAGTTTTAGTTTCGTGTTTATAGATAGCTCGTTTGTAAAGTTCTCTAAAAGCAAATCTAGTAAGACCTAAACGATTTCCTGCTCTTTCATAGCTGTACCCTAGTTCATCTCTTAGGATAAGAGCAGCATATTGTCTAGGAGTATAGCCTTTTAGGTCTAGTTTGAGAGGGGTGCTTTGATCGGGGGATGACATAAGTAGTTTTCTAGAACAAAATCATTAATAGAACCACAAAAGATTCCGTCTCTAACATGTACAGTGGGTAATGGATAGGGTGTCCTTGTAATCTGTTCTTGGGCTTGTTCAATGTGATTAAGATAAAGATGAGTATCACCTAGATTACCTATCAATTGGTCAGGTATCATGTTAACCTCATCAGCAAGAATAGCCAACAACAGGGCATAAGAAGCAATATTAAAAGGAAGACCTAAGAATGCATCTACTGAGCGCTGGGACCACATTAAAGAGATTGCTCTAGTTGGAACATTATTCTCATCCATCTCCTGAACAATGTGGTCATGATGCATGTGAGAACCTATCTTGTTTCCATACCAATTGAATCTTTCACTTTCACTTAACTCTCTTGTATAAACTTGAAACCCATAATGACATGGAGGAAGTACCATTTGATCTAATTCACTTACATTCCAAGCTGAAACTATTAGTCGTCTTGAGTCTGGATTAGTTTTAAGCTCTTCAATTAGGTTTGCAATTTGGTCAACACTACCAACTGACCAGTCTTCTTGGTATTCTGTATTTGTATTGGTTGTTTCCCAATCTCTCCATTGCTTACCATAGATAGGACCTAATTCACCCCACTTCTTAGCAAACTCATCATCTGTTTTAATAGCATTAATAAACTGTTCTTGAGTAAGAGGAGGCATGTTTTCTTTTTGCCACTTATTTAAATCCTCAGAGACTACTTCGTAGTGTTTTAAATAGTTCTTAAACGCATCACCATTCCAGATATGACAATCATTGTCAACTAAGTATTTGATGTTAGTATCACCCTTTAAAAACCATAGTAGTTCAGTAACCATTGTCTTCCAAGCCATCTTCTTAGTGGTAAGAAGAGGAAAACCCCAACTCATGTTGTGTCTAAAAGTGTAACCAAACATAGACTTAGTACCTGTGCCAGTTCTGTCTTTCTTAACTACTCCGTAGTCTAATATAGCCTGAAGTAATTCTTGGTATTGTGCATCTACTGGATTGCTCATATATTATAGTCTGTGTATTTAAGTCCCCATTGTAGGTTAAACCAGGTCATTTCTTTCTCTGCTAGTTTCTTATTCATTTTAAGGTTAGTACGTAGGTAAGCTATACCCCATGCTCTCCATTCTTCTGATTGAGCAACTGTCATAGTCCATTGAGTAAACCAATCATCTTTGCGGCCTTTAATGTCCTCAAAAGTGACTTCATGACCTGCAATAACAAACATCTGATTGATGATGTCAATTACTGCTTGTTCTCTTTTTTGTTCTCTTGTTGT